TTTAGCAATACATGATGGGACAGATACTCATACAATTCATTATCCATTTATTTCAATTGGAAGCACATCAGGTATAGGAACATTCTCATCAAATCTAACAGCGTCTAATTTTGTTGTTAAATTCCATCCAGATTCAGGAACTGGAAGTCATACAGTTCAACATTTTAGTGAAGAAATTTATAGAGATATTGATATTCTAAACACCCCACCAACATTAGGTTATGGTCGTGTAAATGAATCTTTGACTGCATTCCAATTTAACGCTGTTAATGGTGTTAGATCAAACAAAAAACAATTTACTTTAAAGCATAATACCATACCAATCTATGAAAAAGGTTTTGATCCAGAAGATACTTCAAAACTTAATAGATCTACAGGTGTATTCACTATTCCTAATCATTTCTTCTCAGAAAATGAAGAATTAATTTACACTCCATTATCTACATTCGCTGGTGTTGGTGCAACAGCATTACAAATGTCAGGTGGATCTAATTTACCTACGACTGTTTTTGTCAAAAAAATAGATAATAGTTCATTTAAATTAGCAACATCAAGTGGTGGATCTGCAGTAACATTTACATCTGTAGGTGCTGGTAATTCGCATCGATTAACAATGGCCAAACGCACCGAGAAGAGCGTTCTTGTCATTGATGGTATCATTCAATCACCGATGTCATTTACACCTGTCACAACCACTTTAGTAAACAATGCAGGTAGTGGTATATCAACTACAACAACTGATTTTTGTGTCAATTCTACTGCAGATATAAACCTTGGAGATCATCTCAAGTTTGCTAATGAATTTATGCTTGTAACCTCTGTCGGTATTGCAACAACTACAACAGGGCCTGTTTCTGGTATTGGTACTTTTAACATTATTGGAGTTGATAGAGCAGCACTTGGAACACTTGCTGCGTCTCATAATAATTCTACTGTGGGTAGGGTATTCTCTGGATCATTTAATATAATTGGATCTGATGTATTCTTCACAAATGCACCAAGAGGAACAAATAATATCGCTAGAAATTTATCAAATCTTAAGACACCAAGATCTGTGTTCCAAGGTAGAACATACTTAAGAAAAACTTATACTAATAATCGAATTTTTGATGATATTTCAACAGAATTTACCGGTGTTGGTGCTACATTTAGGATGAAGGTTGGTGGTGCAAATACAACGGGTATTACAACTGGAAGTTCACTTGTGTTGATAAATGGTATTTTCCAAAAACCAACTACTGAGAACAATTTGAGTAATAATTATGTATTTGTTGGTGTTGGAACCACAGCACAAAATATTGAATTTACAGGTATTTCATCATTTGGAACTAATAATCAAATTATCAGTGAAACAGATATAAATCAAAATAGATTACCAAGGGGTGGTAAGGTAGTTTCATTAGGATCAACTGGTGGATTAGGAGTTGCTCCTTTAGTTGGTGCTGCTGTTACTGGTATACTAAATCAATTTGGTGTCATTACATCTGTAGGTATTGGATCGACAGTATACAACCAGTCCGTTTCTCCTTCAAGACCACCCGGAACATTATCATTTGGTTCTGGATATCGACCAGTTGGTGGTACAGTTTCTATCGGGATAACAGATTTAGCATATGAGCATCGGTTTGTAAGTGCTGGTGTTGGATCTATTAGAACAAACGCATCAGGTAATAATATATTTACTGCAACACAAAGAACTGCGATAGATGCATCATATATTTCACATACAGGACTATTAACATTAACATTTGGTGGTGCTCATGGATTAAGTGTTGGTAATTTTGTTGGTATTGATACCGGAAGTCTTGTATTCACATGCTCAAGAGATGATTTTGCATCAAATCATGCGTATCCTCGTGCACTTTCTAAAACAACAGGTTTACCTGATCCAATCGCTGGTATAGCAACAATAATTACTGCTGTAACCACAAATACTATTACTGCTTTCATTGGATTTGGTGGAGGTGCTGGAACTGGTGCTTCAGCTACAGGAAACATTGGTATAGGTGGAACATTAGATATTAATATAGGTGCTGGTGGAACAAATTATGTTAATCCAAGATTCCAATTCCCACAACCAAATTATGAAAATATGGAAGTTATGGGTGTATCAAGGAATGGTATTTCAACAACCGACACTGGATCTAATCTTCTTGTTACATTAAATGTAGGAGCGAGTTCCACTGTAGGTATAGGATCTACATTATTTGAAATAACATCTTTTGAAATCGCTAGAGATGGATATGCTTTTAAACGTGGTGATAAAATAAAACCAGTTGGATTAGTTACTGCAAGAGGGGCAGATCTTGAAGATTACATTTTAGAAGTAACAGAAATTTACAATGATAAATTTACTTCATGGGATTTCGGTGAATTTGATTTTATTGATCCGATTGTTAATTTGCAAGATGGTGTTAGAACAAGATTCCCACTAAGAGTAAATGGTGAATTACTAAGTTTTGATGTTGGACAGACTGTTGATTCTCAGCAGATTGATATGAATGCTTTGTTAATAATATATGTCAACAATGTTCTACAAGATCCCGGAGAGGCATATTCGTTTGAGGGTGGTACTACATTTGAATTTACTACAGCACCTGAAGAAAATGATGATATTGCTGTATTCTTCTACAAAGGAACTGCATCAGAGGACGTAGCAGAAATTAATGTCGTTGAAACCATTAAAAACGGTGATGTTGTTAGATTACAAGCAAATGATGATACAAGCATTCTTACAAGTCAAAACACAAGAAGACTAATTGATTTGCAGCAAAGAAAGAGAACAGTATCTGGTATCACAACTACTGATACCCTTGAAACTGAAATTTATACTGGTGTTGGAATTAATGATTCTGCTACAAATAAACCACTCACATGGATCAAACAAAAAGAAGATAAGGTTGTAAATGGAGTTGTTGTTTCAAAAGCAAGAGATTCTATTGAACCACTAATATTTCCAACAGCAAGAATTATTGGTGACATAGGTGCTGGATCAACAAGTAAAATTTACGTTGATGATGCTAATTTCTTCCAGTATGAGGCAAATGAGGACTCTGCGGTTAATGATATAAACTTCGATGCTTTGATTGTAAACGATACAAATCCAATATCTGCATCATTTAATGCCACAGTGTCAACTGCTGGTACTATTTCAGCGATAGCGGTTGCTGATGGAGGAAGTGGATATGTGGGTAATTCAACTTCTGTACATATTTCACAACCACCAGTTCCAATGAAAGTATCTCCTGTGGCAACTGGAATCGGATCTACTGCTGTTGCAACAGCAAATATTACAAACGGAACAATTACATCAGTCACGATAAACAGTGGTGGTATTGGATATTCAACCTCTGTAACACCAAAAGTCATTGCATTTGCTCATAAACCAGTAACTGAATTAATTGAGTCTATTGATACTTCAAGTGCAAACTTTGCAGGATTCTCTGGAATCGTGACTGGTATTTCTACAGTTATGATTGGATCAACTATGGGACTCAAATTTGGACTGTCAAGATCTGGTGCTTTTACTAATCTAAAGGAAACTATGCCAATATACATCTCTGACACATCAGTTGGACATGGAGTTACAAGTTTAAATGAGAGTGGTGCAGATGCAGATGTTGTTGCAATAGGTAGAACATTTGTAGATAATGTTTACATGATTAAAAATATTACTAGACACTCAAATGCTGCAGAGATCGAAGTTAATGTTCATTCTGGTATTAATACTTCTGGAATTGATCTTGCAAAAACTAATTTACCATTCACTGTGACTTTTGGTAGTGTTGGATCAGGAAATACATCATACATCGCTAGTGGTAAGCATAGAGGTGAATTTAGTACTCAACCAACTTTGTCAAGTGTTCATAATCCTACAATTTATGTCGAAAAAGGTGATATTTTGAGTATCGCAAATGGTACTGGTGGACATACATTTACAATCAAACGAACATTGGGTGGTTCAAACTACACAACAGGTATTTCTGGTTCTGGAGCAAATGGATCTACTCTTGTATTCAATACTTCTCAAATTGGAGCAGGTAGTACTTCATTCTTCTATCAGTGTGCAAATCATCCAAATGCAATGTATGGGCAAATCATTGTTAAAGATATTGAAAAAGGTAAGTTCTCTTTTGGAGTTCTGACACCAGCATCTGGCAATTTTGTAAGAAACAATCCAATCGCAATCGGGGTAACTGGAAACACAGTGATTACCGGTGAAGGATTGGGTATTTCAACATTCCCAACCATTCAAAGAAGGGGTTTTGGTTTCCGTGATGGTGGTGCAATTAAGAGGTCTCACACACCATGACGATTTCCTGTATAAATATAGAAAAAAACGTATAATAATGCCAGCAATTGTTACAGACCAGTTCAGAATATTAAATGCAAGTAATTTTGTTGCAGGGGTTTCTTCGTCTACCAATTCATATTACATTTCTTTAGGTTTACCTAATCCTCAACCAGCTTCTGTTGGTTTTGGAAGGGCAGATAATTGGAATACTGCTACTCCTAATCCAGTAGATAGTTTTTCAGATATTGGACATATCGGTGATACAACTCAATTTGGTAAAAGAGTCACAGAAGCAAATGTAAGGAGATTAGTTCGTCGTATTGATTGGACTAAGGGAATCAAATACGATATGTATCGTCAAGATTATAGCACTACAAATAGTGCTCCAAACACAGGAGCAACACGTTTGTATGCTGCAAACTACTATGTCATGAATAGTAATTTTAATGTTTATATTTGCATTGAGAATGGATCATCAGGTATCAACACTACAGGAAATGCATCTGAGGATGAACCAACGTTTACTGACTTAGAACCATCAAAGGCTGGAGAAAGTCAAGATGGATATGTTTGGAAATATTTGTTTACTGTAAATCCAAGTGATATTATTAAATTTGACTCGACTGATTTTATCGCACTACCAAATAATTGGAGCACAAGCACTGATGCTCAAATTCAAGCAGTTCGTGAAAATGGTGATTCAGATATAAACAACAATCAAATAAAAACTGTCTATATCGCTGATCAAGGAAATAATTATAACACAACTGGTGGAGAATTTGATATATTAGGTGACGGAACTGGTGGAAAAGTTGTTGTTGAAGTTTCTGGTAATAAAATAACTAAATGCACAGTCTCAAATGGTGGTAAAGGATATACATATGGAGTCGTTGATTTAGGATCAATTAACAGTGGTGCAGTGCAGGGTAATACACCTGCAAAATTAATACCTATAATTCCTCCATCAAAAGGACATGGATTTGATTTATATAAGGAGTTGGGAGCTGATCGTGTTCTCGTATACGCAAGATTTGATGACTCCACGAAAGATTTCCCCATAGACGCAGAATTTGCACAAGTTTCATTAGTCAAAAATCCAACATCTTTTGGAACAACTTCAGTTTATACAGGAAGCACTTTTTCTGCCCTGAAGTCAATTAAATTCTCAACAATTTCAGGTACACCTGCAGTTGGTGGTTTACTGCAGCAGACTGTTAGCACGGGACAAACTGCTTTTGGATACATAAGTTCATATGATAGTGATGTTAATGTAATTAAATACATTCAAGATAGATCATTATATTTTGGTAATCGAAATGACCAAACTGATTATGCAAACGTAACGAATGGATCACAGCAGTTTGATTTTGTATCAACTACAAGTCAAGTTTCATTTCCCGGAGGAAGTGGATCTGTTGAAACCACATTTAGTTCTGGTATTACAACTGATGTTAACAATAACAATGTTGCTTTAGGTGTTTCATTCACAAGTGGTCTTGCTTCACCT